AACGGCAACAGCGGAACGGTTGAATTTAACCAATCTTCCAACGCCGCGATGACGTTTCTGACCAACGCCACCGAACGAGCTAGGATCGATGCGACTGGCAGTTTGCTGGTGGGTGCAACAACATTATCAGCTAATGAGATACTGCGTGCAAATAGTATAAATGCAGCCCAATGGGCTGTCACAATGACAAGCGTTGACCGAGGATGGTTGAATCGCCAAAGCTCTGCTATCGGAGGAATTGCCGCATTTTTCGAGGTGGGTTCTAGTAGTACTAATGTTGGTTCGATTACAACGACTGCATCGGCAACCGCTTACGTCACCGTTTCCGACTATCGTTTGAAAGAAAATGTTCAACCGCTCGTTGGTGGTTTGGCTCGTATTTCCGCTCTTAAGCCGTCGATCTACAAGTGGAAGGTTGACGGTTCCGATGGCGAAGGATTCATCGCCCATGAATTGGCCGACATCGTTCCTGCCGCTGTCACTGGCAAAAAGGATGACGTAAACGCAGACGGAACAGTCAAAGCTCAGGGAGTCGATCTGTCTAAGGTCGTCCCCATCTTGGTTGCCGCAATCCAAGAACTCACCGCTGAAGTCAACGCTCTGAAGAACGCCTAATAATATGACCATCATCTGGATCATCGAACGCCTTCTCGTTAAGCCCACAGAAGGCTCACTCACCGATGTCGTGATTACCGCCGATTGGCGATGCAACGGCACTCAGGATCAATACAGCGGCACTTGCTACGGCTCATGCTCGTTTGCACCTCCGAGTGGTTCGTTCACGCCTTACGAAGACCTGACGCAGGAACAAGTGCTGGACTGGTGCTACGAGAACGGCGTGGACAAGACCGCCATCGAAGCGAACGTGACGCTCCAGATCCAGAATCAGATCAACCCGCCCGTGGTGGTGTTGCCGCTGCCGTGGGTGCCGCCCATCGTCGAGCAGAAGGTGCCAGTTTTGGTTGCGGAGCCGGCCATCGTTGTTGAGACTCCCGCCGCATGATCAAGATCGAACTCACTCAGGAGCAAACCAATAGCCTCCTGCAACTCATCGACATTGCCATCAAGGCCGGTGGCTACCAGAACGCCAAGGTGGGCGTTCCTTTGGCCGACATCATCCTCGCAGCCGCACAGCCTAAATCCGAGTAATGGAACCAACGAACAGCAGCACTAGCCCCGGCCTAAGCCTAGCCGCAGCAGCAGGGGCTACTGCTGTTTCGTTTATCCCAGCCCTCACCGACTGGGTAAGGCTTATCACCGCGCTAATTGGCTTAGTTTGCGCCATCTACGGTGCCTACCGACTCTTCCGCTACAAATGAAAAACACGAAAACAACTCTCGCCGGTATCGGTGCCATCCTCGTCGCTGTTGGTGGGGCTCTTAAAGCCCTGTTCGACGGTGACCCCAGCACTAATCTGGACATCACCACGACTATTGCAGCGGTGACCGCTGGCATCGGTTTGATCTGGGCTAAGGATGCCAAGGAAGTCGAAGCTCCGAAGCCGTGAACTGGGTCTACCAGATCCTTAAGGCTCTGCTCGACTGGTTCCGTGAAACACCACCCACCGATGTGCAACACAGCAAAGCACCTGATGATCTCAAGGACGATCTGGCTGGCCGTGTTGCCGATCTTCCTGGGTTGCCAGATGACCAAGGTGGTCCTCGTTCCAAGCGGTGATCCGGTGATGTTGGCCAAGCCGGTGAAGGCCAGCGTCTACGGATTCGATTCAAACAAGAAGCTGGTGGGGCCGTCCACCGTCACTCTGCCGGCTGGTTGGTACGTTTTACCGAAGAACTGATATGGCAACACCACTTACAGGAAGTAGCGTCGCATCGACTTACACTGGCCTACTTAAGATCACCGACAATTCCACCGTAAACGCATCGCTCAAAGCCATCAGCGACGGCAGCGGCAATGACTCCGCACTCCAGATCTCTAACGCCGCAGTCAATACGACCGGAGACTTCAGCGTAGCCACTAACAAGCTCACAGTAGCCTCTGCAAGCGGCAACACGGCTGTTGCGGGCACTCTTAATGTGACCGGGGCTACCAGCCTCTCAAGCCTTGCTACGAGCGGTGCAGCGACCATAGGCGGTGCGCTCAATGTCACCGGAGCTACTACGCTCACCGGCAACCTCACGGTCCCAGGAAACCTTGCAGTCACTGGAACCTCCACTCTAACCGGTGCCACCGCCGTCACAGGAACCCTCGGGGTCGCTGGAGCAAGCACCTTGGCAAGCGTTGGAGTCACTGGAGCCGCTACTGTCGGTACCACGTTGGGAGTCACCGGAGCCACTACGTTGGCCAGTGTTGGAGTCACGGGTGCTGCCACGGTTGGAACGACCCTCGGGGTAACCGGCAATGCCACACTGGCGGCAAACCTGACTGTTAACGGGGACACTACACTTGGAAGCGCACCGGCAGATCTTGTATCCATTCTTTCAGATCAGATCACAATTCCAAATATTCTCACTGCTTCAATTGATCTTGCAGCCGATAAGGTGCTGATCACCGATGCAAACGATTCCAGCAAAGTTAAGGTTGTTACTGCGAGTTCGTTGGGGATAAGTGCTACAACCGCTCCGCAAGTAAAACAGACACTGTACCAAGACTCCACCGCTGGAGCGAGTCCGTTCGTTGCCACAAGTGCTGGATCAGGAACCGAGATCACGGTACTTACCACTTCAATCACTCCAAGGTCTATAGGTTCAACGGTGTTGGTTTCTATAGCCGTAAATTACTCAGGAACAAATATCAATTACGGAGCATTCAGGATAACTCGCAATGGAACAGAGATTGGATCAAATAACATTGGGTCCAGTTTGTACGGTATTGCTCCTTTTACAGGAATTGGTCCTTACAGTTCCGAATTCTTCAATAGCCAGTTCATTCAGATTCTTGATTCACCCGCATCCGCATCCGCTGTTACTTACAAGATTCACTTGTACGCAACTGGAGCTACGTTCCCGTCAATGTGGGTTAACAAGACGTACCAAGATGTTCTAAGTGGAACAAACTCATCTTCCGCAGCCCGAGTCAGTTCCTCAATGATCTTGCAAGAATACTTCGCATGAAACCATCAGAAGCGGCTCAGGCGGCTTGCGATAAGCTGTCGTTCACAGACTCGGCCACCATCGCGTTGGCCAAGAAGTTCTGTATCCGCCGCTACTCGATGATCTGGGATTCGTGCCTGTGGAACGATACCCTCGGCGTGATCTCACATCCAGTCACCGCTGGAGATGAACTTGTCACGCTCTCGGACTACGTCACTTCCGCCTACGCTTCAGGTACCGGTTACAATACCTTCCTCGATTTCCCCGTAGCCATCCGCTTCACCGTCACCGGAGATACCGATGGTATTGAGATCCCCGCCGCGGAATGGGTCTCATTCTTCCAGCTCGATCCCAACACCTGGAACAACGTCGATAGCCGCAAGTCCACTCCTGGCAACTTCGTTAACTGGACTCGGCTCATTGGTGGAGCCTACGGAGAAGCCGGTGTTCCGCGCCTCAAGCTCGTTCCTACGCCCAATGCAGATGGCACCCTGTTCATCCTCGGTAAGAAACAGTCCCAGATGCGGCAGTTCGGTGAGGCTGTCACCATCTCCAACGATACCAACTTCGAGCTACGAGGCGTAGAGAACGCACTGATGGCCTACACTGAAGGCGATCTCCTCGAATACTCCCGTCAGTACGGCAAAGCCCAAGCCAAGTTCCAAGAGGGAGCCGCTCAAGTCTCCGTCATGAAGGACATGGAACGAGGCCAACAACAGCAGATTAGCCGCATCATTCCTGATAGCTTGTACGATTACACATTCCAAGACATCCTGTAGTCCGCCATGCCATTCCAATCCTCAGATGCTCTCGATGACCAGATGCTTCTGGATGGAAGCACTGGGTTTTCGACCGGCGTAATCTCAGCCACTCGTCCTGATGGCATCCCTGCGACCAGCATGGAATCGGCCATCAACATGGACTATGACGATTTCGGGAACATCGTCACCCGTCTCGGAACCGTTTCACTGGCAGGCAACAGCATCACGGCCAATTGGGAAGACATCATCACGAATTGGGAGTCAACGACTTCCAACTACGGAAGCAATCTCCCAATCAATGCCACGGTATTGTCCGGTTTCTACTTCGATACAGCCGCATCTGAACGCCTCGTCATCGCTGTTAATGACCTTAGCACCTCCACCAAGAGCCTTTACTACGGGTCACCCGGCGTTTCCTACAACCTGATTTCAGGATCAACGCTCAACGCTTCCGCTTCCTACGTCTATTTTGCTCAATTAAATGACAAATTGTTTTATTCGGACGGTTTAGGAACGCTTAAATACGTCTCCAGCGCGAACCTCGACAGCTCCACCACAGCCGGCAAGATCAGCCGCATCGACGTCATCAATCAGGGGTCGAACCTGTCATCAGTTCCCACGGTAACCATTGCCGCTCCTCCTAGCGGTGTAACGGCCACTGCAACCGCTGTTGTCGCCAACGATGGCAACCTTGTTTTCGTAACGATTACCAATCCCGGCAGTGGCTACACGACCGCTCCCTCCGTAAGCATTAGTGGCGGTGGTGGTTCCCACGCAGTAGCCTTTGTATCGCTCACGCCTCCTGCCAAGCCGATCTTTCTAACCACCCACACCAATCGGTTGTGGGCTGTTTCCGCGGATACCTCGATCCAGCCCGATACCCTCTACTTCTCGGATATCCTCGATGGCGAATCCTGGGATCCTCTCGGCTCCATCCGAATCGGTGGCGATGGAGATCCCATCAAGGGACTCTACTCTTGGTTCGGCTATCAACTCATCGTGTTCAAGGAACGCTCTATTTGGAGCGTAAATGCCGATCCTACGCAGGATGCTGCCGATTGGCCCATATCACTCATCAGCGGTAATATCGGCTGCTCATCGCACCGCTCAATCGCCGCGGTTGGTCCCGATGTATTCTTCTTCTCCCGCGACGGCATCCGCTCCCTCCAGCAAATCCAAGCCGGTACCCAGACCAGCGTAGGTCTCGCGCTCTCCAGCCCGATCAATGACCTCATCAGCAGGATCAACAAGACTAAGCTCGATCTCTGCGACGGTGTATTCTGGAACAACCGCTATCTATTGGCCGTTCCGTTCGTCACCGAGGAGCCAGCGATCGTTGGACTCGAAAGCGAGTACGCGCTACTGACCGAGAACAGCGTCGAGATTGCGCTCGAAGGCGCACTCAACGAGAACAACGCGGTCATCGTCTACCATTCACTGGCCCGCTCGTGGCTTGGATACTGGGACAACTGGATCGTCAACGACTTCATCCCAACCTCGTTTGGTACATTTGGACCCGTCCTCATGTTTGCCGGCGACATCGTCTCGGTGTCAGCGGGAGCAGGCCAGGTCTGGTCCTTCAACGATTACCTCCCGAACACCCGGCTTGATCCCGTCTCAAGCTCCGCATACACCGATGGCGGTGCGGATTATCAATCCACGGTGATCACCAAGGCTTACAACCTCAGCGAACCTATCCCCGACAAGATCGGGTACAGCGTTCAGTTCGCCTTCGATAATCCGTACACCACCGCAACCACGACCGCCGCAGTGTCGTTGGCCAAGGATATGTCGGACACGTTCGTAACTCTCGACTCCGCGCTGGCGATCACCTCAAGCCAGAAGTTCCTGAAGGCTTACAACCTCATCAGCCAAGGTCGCTGGAATACTTTGCAATTCAAGGTAACCGCAGACGCTGGTCGCTTGTCTCTGCAATCCACCATTCTCTCTGGCTTCGTAGACTCGGTGCGCCCTCAACAATGAACGCATTCCCAAGAGTACGACTGATACAAACGCTTGAGCAGGAAACCGAAGCTCTTCAAGCTGCACGGGCAAACAACGACTCGATCATTCATCCAACCCATGTGGTTGAAAGAAACGGCGAGATCATTGGCGCGTCATCTTTTGGAAGAATTCCAGTCTTGTTGCTTTGGAATCACACCGAAAAGGTTTCTGCCAGAGATAGCATGCACCTCAAACGAGTTTATGACTCTATAATGGAGACAAAAGGGTTTCCTAAGTATTTCATAGCTTGTAATGAGAATAGTCCATACAACTCATATATGAAGAGATTTGGCTATAAACCTATTTGGAAAACCGAGATTTTTGAAGGAGGAGTATGAATATAGATTTTAACACATCAAGGGTTCTAGCTCACAGCGTAATGCTGTTTGCTAAAGATGATTGGGCTAAAGATTACTCCTGCATTCCTTGGGGTCATCCGCAGATGTGCGGACCGAGTTACAAGCCACCGGACCTTGCTGCCTCCACTGCCGAAGCGATAAAAGCTCAGGCCGAGCAGTATCCTTTCATTCGTGCATTAGAACAGGCCGCTAGATCTGGCACTGAAATTAAATACGGTCCAGAAGGTAGCAAAAGAACATACGATTTTACGGGCATTGGTGATGTTGATATTACCAAGCAAACAGCTCTTGCTTTATCCAAGCTCGCAGATCCTTTAGCCAAGGAACAGCTTAAGGTATCTCAAGATTATGGAACTCAGTTTGCTCAACAAAGGCAAAACGAACTGCGGGCACTTGATCCTCAGCGTTACGGTCTTTACGAACAGTTCCTCAGCGATGTTAAGGGAGATGCCGCTGCCCCTGATACGCGGATAGATTCCCCCACCTACGAGAGGGTTGGAATGCCCGGTGCCCAACAAGATACCGGTGCCTCTCAATTGATCCGTAGCGAGCTTGAGCGTCAGATTCAGCAGGGTCTTTCTCAGGTTGGTACCTTAGATCCAAGCATGGAGCGACGGGTTCAGCAGGCCGCTCGCGCTCGTGGAAGTGCCACTGGAAACCTACTTGGAAATCCTTCGGCTCTTCGTGAGTCGCTCGCATTGCAAGATGCTCTTGGTAACGCCAACGCGCAACGCTGGCAGTCCGCTATGGGATTGCTTCAGAGCGGTCAGAGTACAAGCGATACCGCCAATCGGAACGCTCAGGAAGCCTTCCAGAACATCCTTGCGGCCACCGGTCAGCGAAACACCGCGGCGCAACAGAGCTTTGCCAGCCAGATGGGTTCTCAACAGCAGATGCAGGCTGGGCGTCAGCAGAACATTGCCAACGTCCAATCCGCTCTTGGACTCCAGCCGGTTTCATCTCAAGCTGCACAGCTAGGTGCGCTTCAACAGGGTGCTTCTCCGTTTACAACTCCTCAGCTAATTCAGGGTGCCCAGATGTCTAGCCCTGGAGACTTGATGAAGATGGGCAGCAATTTTGCGCTGACCAACGCTCAGAACCAATACCAGTCTGATCAAGCCAACTCCTTCATGAATCAGTTCCAAGGTTATGCCAGAGGAATTGGTAACCTTGGTTCATCCTACGCGGGCTTCGGGCTTGGCGGTTGCTACGTCGCTCGCGAGTGCATTCCCGATCAATGGGAAGCGTTCTACTTCTGGAAGGAACTCGTTGGACCGAAGTGGTTCAAGAGCTTCTACGACAGCAATGCCGAGAAGTTTGCGAAGTGGCTCAAGGACAAGCCGAAGGTCAAGAAGCTTGTGGCCAACTGGATGGTAGCTCGGATCAACAGCATAATCCCAAAAAACTGATATATGGCTGATGCAATCGACAATCTGGTTCAAGACATCAATCAGAACAATACTCCTGTAGATGAGTTCCCGGGATATCCCGGTTACCAACTCGGACAAGAGGTTCCTGGAATGGCGGGCGTTAGGATTGGCGATCTGTTTTACGGTTTAGATCCGTATGGCCAAGAAGCTCCATACAACTGGAGGACTGGGGGTTTTGAATTTCAAGCTGCTCCTCAAGATTTAAGCAACCCATCAACCTTAGCGACTGGTGGAGAGATCGATTACAACATTCCAGATGATCCCACTATACGAACCAACATTGGGAATACGGATGAGAAGGATGCGTTTGTAAGAACAGGAATTGGGACCACGTTGGATCCGAAGACTGAAGACTTCTATGGAGTTAAAGGTCTTGTTTCACCTGGGGATCTTGGTGGCACAATCGGAGTGGTTGACGCAAACCCTTCTGACTTTGCTGGCCAAACACCTTCGTCGCTTCCTGAAGAATTTATTACTCGCGGAGAAACAGTTAAAATCCCGGGAAGAGGGCTTCCTGATTATATACCCATTGGACAAATGGAGAATGGGGATGTTCTCTATGCAGATAGGAACAATCTTAGGGATACGATCATACGCCCAAGTGCATATTCAATATCTCAAGAGGATGTGGATAAAGGAATCGTACCTCAAAAGTTTAATTTCGGAACCAATACTGAGCTTGCTCCTTCTCAGAAAACACCAACCTCTGTAGGTGCGGTTGAACCGACAACTGCTAGCGTGGGTGGGTTTGATAACACTGGAGGGAATGTAACGGTTGGTCCTGGTGGTGCTAAGGATATAACTCCTGATTGGAAAGAAGAGGCTAAACAAAATCAAAAGCCGGGTGATGAGTTTGCGGATTCGCCTTACAAAATATTTGATCCAACAGGCAAAAATGACAAGTTAGCCCCTTACACCAGTCCAAGCGGAGAGGTGTTTCCTACTGATCAAAATGGCTATAAATGGAATTATCAAACACAACAATTTGATTGTGTAGGAGGCAAGTGTTCAGAAAAGGAACCAGTCAAAGACACCGAAACCCCTCCTGGAAAAGATACTGGAACCCCTGCTGCTCCTCCTTCGGGCGGAGGGCAACCTAGTGGCGGTGGTCAGCCCGGTGGTGGTCAACCCCCTACAGGACCAACGCGCCCATATACCGGAACCCCCTACGTCCCAACTGGAATTACCCCGCTCGTAAGGCGCGAAACCGTCATCCCCACCAAGGGAACCAAGGAAGTCCCGCTTCCCGATCGTCAGGCTGATCCTTTCGCCAAGCTCTACGCTGACTTGCTGGCCAACGCACAACAACAGAAGGACCAGTACAGGTACATCAACTACGATCCCGATCAGATCATGAATGCCGCCATGAGCGGGTTCAGGAGACGGGGTGCTATGCGTTCGTTGCAGGGTTACTAAATAATATCTTATGGCTACCAGAGAAGAAACCGACAAGATTCGAGAATTGCTCCGACAGCAGTCCGAGCAGCGCATCAACCCCTTCATGAAGGGTCTCTCCATGCTTACCGGTGGCATTGCCGGCGAGTTCACGGGTACCAACGAGGATATCCGCAATCGGAACTATGCGAAGCGGGCGTTGATGCAGGAGAATTTAAATGCTTTAGAAGAAGAGCGAGTGCTTTCAAGAACAGAAGCTGCAAGAGTTCAAGCACTTAAAGATCGTATTGCCGAAAACGCAGCCCAAGCCGAAGCGCGTCTTATTGAGGAAACCCGCAAAGCGCGAGGAACTGAGATGGCTCTCAAGGGCGAAGACATGGTTGGCCCACTTGATCCAGCAACAATGGCTGGAATGGCTGCTACAAAGGCGGCTCAAGCAAGAGTTAATGCTGAACGCATGAACGCTCTTAAAGGAAAAGAAACAGAGATGCGCGGTTATCTGGCTGGTCGAGGGGTTAAACTTGGGGATCCAGATGTTGAGACAACTGAGTTTATATATTCCCAAGAGAAATCAAAAGAAGCTCTTAAGAAAGAGCAGGATACAAAAATGCAACTTATGACTCCAAGCGGGTCTGTTGTATATGGAAGTTACGATCAACTGGCTGAAAAATATCCTTCTTTGATTCAAAACATAACTGTTTCAAAACCAAAAGAACAAAAGCCTTTGGATGCTAGTTTTTCAGAATCAGGAGGTGATTATCAATTTAGGTTTGGACCAGGAGTTACGCCTGCTGAAGCCGCTAAATATAAAAATGATGTTTATAAAGAATTCGGTGTCCAACCCGATTCTGATCTTAGCGGAAAAGGCGGCACTTCAACCGCAAAACCTCTTCCTAAAGGCCCTGCTGCAACCCCTGAAGAACCAATGGTAGGAAGAGGAAGTGGAAAATCCAGAGCAGGAGCTGCTGCTGTGATTGCAAACGAGGTTGCTGCTCAACCCGATATGTACGGACCACCAACTCCTGGTGAACAGTTCCGTCAAACCGGAAGGCGTCTCGGGGCATTGGAAAGTAGAGGCGGAGCTTCTACTTATGGTGCCCAAGAAACGCTCACAAATCCGTTTTATGAAGCGGTGGCGTCAGAACTTGGAACCCAGCCTGAACGAGTTGGTGGCGAAAGCATTATTGTAAAATCAGCAAAAGCCGCTATTGCCAGCCAATTCCCAACTGAACAGTGGAACAATCTTCCTCAAGAGAGGAAAAATAAAATCTACATTGATGCACTGAATAAGTCAGCCATGCAGATGGCCAACCCTTCTGGTGCTAAATCTCCGTTTGCTGTTGGGTACGCTGAATCTCCGTTCGCTCCTTATTCCGTTAAAAGGGATTAAGACGTAATACTATGACAAAAAATCAGCGTGATTGGTTGATCAAAAACAACCTTGATCCAGAGATCTATGACATAGATGCGGAGGGGAACGTCTCTGAAAACCCAATCATGGGTAAGCTCGAAGCTGGAGCCAGATCGGCTGCTGTCAGCGTTGCTCCTTCTCTTACAGCTATTCCCGCTTCGATGGCGGGTCTTGAGGGTGGAGCATTGATTGGCGCACCGTTTGGTCCTCTTGGAATACTTGTAGGTGGTGCTGTAGGAGCGTTGGGTGCCGGTGGTGCGGCTGCTTACGGTACCAGTAAAGCTCAGGAAGCACTGCTTGAGAGGTACTCGCCAGAGACGCTTCAGAAACTGTCTCAAGCTCAGGAAGAGCAGCCTGTATCTTCTTACGTTGGCGGATTCCTTCCCACCGCGCTAACCGCTCGTCCATCGCTGAAGGGACTTAGCGAACTTGGTAGGCCACTGACTCGTCAGACTACGCTTCGTGAGGCTCTCACCAAGCCGGCGTTTGTTGAGCCTGCTATGAACGTAACGGCCAACGTCGCACAATCCACTGGTCAGCAGATTGCTGATGTAGCTCAAGGAGGAGAGTTCTCTGGAGAACGACTCGCAGCGGACGTTGCGCTTGGTACTCTCTTCAATCGCCCCACTAGGTTGGGCCGCAAGCTTGGCATGTCGGAAGGACCGCAAGAAGGGCCGGTTCAGAAGCTGGATCTGGAAGAATCTAGAGTCCGCGCTGGACGAGAAAAAGCTGAAGTTGAAAAGACTGTCGCCGAGATGGATGTCGAGGCTGAAAGGTTTCGCGCTCTTATTGAGCAACCTCCAGCCCCAGAACGAGTAGTCGAAGAAAATCGTCCGATCAACGCAGATAAAATCGCCAAGCAGTACGAGAACTGGTGGAAGTCAAAGACTGAACCTACCGAGACGCTTATTAAGGAAGCTGCAAACAGTGTCAAAGTTAAGATTCCCAAGGAACGCATTCAGGAGTTGGCCAATGATCCCGATGTTGTTCGCGTCATCAAAGACCCAACCACGCTTCCTGAGTTTATTTCAAGGCAGTATCAGGAAGGGCTTGAGGATTCATACGAACAAGTAGTTCAGCAGCAGCAAGCCGCTAAACGCGCAATCATGTCCGAAGAGCGGTCACGAAAAGCGCAAGAAAAACAGGTCCAAACTATTACTGAGAGTCAGTTCAAAACTGAAAAATCCGCTGTAAAGACGGCTCAAGAAATCTACGATAGTCTGTACTATCGTCTCCAACCCCAGGGTGAAGGAGCGAAGATTACTCAATCTGACATCGATGCAGCCGCTCAGATCGCCGCTCGGCGCAATCTGACCATCGAGCTTGATCGTCCGTTCACGGGATCAACCGAGATTCGCGGCATGTACCTGTCCGATCCAGAGACAGGTAATCGAATCGTGCGGGTAAATCCGCTCATGGCCACTCGTGATACTGCCATTCATGAGATTGGGCACGATGTGTTCCAGGGTGTCACAAACCCGTCGATGCGGAAATCGCTGCTTGAGTCAGCTCAAGATAGCCCAGCCTACAAGAGCGAACTTCTGGCCCGCAATGCTGAGGTTCAGGAAGGCAAGCTCACACCTAAGCAAGCTCAGGAGATTGCTCTCGAAGAGGGACTCATTCAGGCGTTTGGCGAGCAGATTCCAAACATCCAGCGTAGTGAGATCCGGTCTTGGTTCAACGCCTTCAAGGCTTCCACCAAGCAGTTGATAACTGGAAAAGTGTCGCCCGAAGACGCTATTGCGTGGATGCACTACGC